TAAAAGGTTAATAGACCGTTTAGCGGTTTTTAAATCATATCCAGTGCGTAATTGCGAGCCACATCTCTCAAATGACTCTTCGACAAGTTCAGTGAGGTCAAGGTTAAATGTAGAATTACCACTGGTATATGCCATTATTTCTTCATGCCTTTAAGGGTTTCAGCCAGTCTAGCTCTCTGCCCTAATTTGCCGGGTTTTTTTGCAGCGGAAGCTAGTTTTTTGGCAGGAATAGTCTTGCCTTCCTTGACGCCTAACTCTTTGCGTAAAGCACCGGGCTTTTTAATTGCCTTTTGTATCCACTTTTCAGCCATTTTTAACTCGCTTGTGTAGGAGTTTCTGGGGTTGATTCTACAGGAACTGCTTGCACTACAGGAGCCGGCTCTAAATGGGCTTCTAAAGTCTTTAATAAAGCTTCTGTGGTTGGATGTGCAGCACCAAAAGATTGAACCTCATGTTTAATAGATTTTTTAATAATATCCAATACATGTTCTGCTTCATCTACAAAGTGTTGTAATAAACTCATTTTTTCCTCGCTGCTCTCATGTTATCGACTAAATTGGGATAAGGTCTGCCAGCCGCTTTAGCCATTGCTTTGGCTTTAGCTTTCTTTTCAGAAGACATTTTCTTGGGTTTTCCTAATCCTTTTGGACGTGGCTTATCCCAAACTTCTCCGCCTTTTGCATAAAGGTCAACATCATTTGGATTATCCGTGCGATGAATAACCTTTTTCTTAGGCATTTTGGAAGGGCTAATATCACCCATTCCACGGCTTGGCATCATTTCTTTTTGCCCTTAGCCATTCCACCGCCACACATAGCTTTTACGTGCTCGTGGTGCAATTTGTGACCAGCAGCATGAGCCTTATAATGCTCGTGATGTTGCTTGTGTCCGTCGCCGCCATGGTGTTTTTCCATGTGTTCTGGGTGAATCATATGCTCTTCAGCTTGCATATCTTTAGAGATTGGTGGATGGTCGATTTTCATAGTATTTCCTTTATTAACAATATTTACCACGGGTTTTACCACGTTGTGCGATACCATCTGCACGAGATGATGCAGTACCGCCAGAAGCCATCTTCTTAACTGTACCGCCTTTTTTCTTGGTATTAACAGGTGAACCAGTACCAATATCGTTGCCAGACATCTTAGGCATCATTGCACGGGTGTGACCTTTTAATTGGTCTGGATGTTCTCCATGAGGACGATTGCCTTTCTTGGATACAGCCATTTCACCAGCTTCCACTGGAAACTTAGTTACGCCACCAGCAGCCATCTTTTTAACCTTGCCGCCTTTTTTCATGGAAGCCTCATAAGACTTCATGTTTTTTTCAGACTCGATTGGCTCAGTTTTGCCAGTATCACCTAAGTTCGTACCACGGGTTAAACCGCGTTTTTGAACATCAGATTGACCAAATTTACGATGTTTGTTTGAACCAGCTTCTACGTCTTTAGACATATTGCGTGGACCCATTGTTTCTTTCATATCGCCACCCTTTTTAAATTTTTTGCCCTTATCGGCTTTTACAAAATCCTCACCGACAGAGCGAGGGATACCTACTTTCTTAGCGAATGCTGGATTATGAGCAACCGCCTCCATTAATTTATGCTGCTTTCTAGACACACTTGGCATTATACAAAGCGCCCTTTAGTTTTACCACGCTCACAACACCCATCAGCACGAGCAGATGCGGAAGATACTTTACCGCCCTTTTTCATACCAGCAGCAGGAGTTACAGCATCACCCATAGGATTTACATTAGGGATATTCTGTTCTGTAGTACCAAAAAGCTTATAGTCACGTTTTGCTTCTTGTTCAATACCACGTTCTTTATTGGCTTTTTCGTAAGCTTTACGCTTTACTTTTTCAGCCCCAGTTTCTTCGTATGGCATTATTTGTGTCCTTCAATAAAGCGGTCTAGCTTAGCTTCTAGTTTATCAAATCGGTCAATGATTTGTTGCATATCACTGCGCACTTCAGTTTTAGTAATATAATCACGAGCCATTTCTTCACGTGTTTTATTTAACAAAACTTGAATACGGTCTAGCTCATTAAACTTTTCTTTTACAAAAAATCCAATAATTGCAATGACTACAGTTAAGCCAGCATTCCAAAATTGCATTAATCCGTCCATTAGCATTTCCACTTTCTTAATGCTTTATTAATACGGCTATCTGGGTCACTGGCTGTTTTAGTAGAAGTTAATTTCTTTTTCATGCCACTCATGCGGGCGCAGAAAGACTTCTTTCTTGAACCACCTTCTGGCTGTGGTGCCTTAAGATTCATGCCTTCTTTTTTAGCAGAAGCACGACCTTTAGCATTTAAGCCACCAGTAGGACTCTTGCCCTCTTTACGCTGCCACGCAGGTGTCTTAGCCATGATTAATAACCTACGTATTCGCCTTGGTTTTTAATTAACTTACCAGAAATAATAACTCCGGCTGCAATTTGCGTTGTTGTGCTAGTAGAAAGTTGCCATTGAATGTCTGTTTTAGAAGCATATAAAAATGGCTCAGAAGCTCTATTAGCTGTATAGATTGAAACAAATGGCTGCTGTAATATAGTTTTAGTTACGCCAGTATTGTTATCGGTTGCTTGCACTCTATAAGTAACAATGTTGGCGCTGGTGTAACTATTAGAAGTATTAACTTCAGCTAAAGATAAATAAAAACTATATCCATTTGGCACTGTGTAAACGGTACTTTGTGACTTTCCAATTCCAGCATTGATTTGACCAAGAATATTGCTTCCTTGTTTTGCTGTAATTGTTCCTACGTTTGATGTTTGGCTTGCTGCAACGCCAGTCATTATCATAGAATTAATGCGTAAATAACTGCCAATCGTTGTTGCTACAGTCGTTCCTGTCAATACCACATTTTCTGAAATAGGATTAAAGTTTGCATCTAATCCATTGATGGTGACGGCTGCTGGAGAAACATCAGTTGCTGATGAACTTGCAATTGATAAAGCAGTAGCTGAAGTAGCAAATGTATAGGCGGTAGCATTTTCCCAGATAGGAACAGCTACGTTAGAAACGGCTGCCTGATAACCAAAAATACTAACAGCAGTATGACCCGTGATTTGACCACGAGCCACCTGCAAATCAAAAGGCTCAGTACGAGCTTGACGAGTAATCGAATTTAATACGTTATTTGTTTGGACTACGGAACCAGTCATAATTAATCTCCTAAGTTATTAATAGGGGAGTTTCCTCCCCCTTGGATTAATTAGTCAAAGTTACCGTATGGGTAAGTTGTCAATGTACCAATGTTGTTATCAGGCTGTGAATATTGCAATGTAATATTTACTTGACCAGCAAGACTTGTTGCAGATGTCAAAGTAGTACCAACCAACGCAATTGTTACAACTACTTGTGACAAGTTAGGCTGTGTACCGCCTTGATAGATGTCTGTAGAGGTAGAGGATTGGTTTGTAATCTGTGTGCCTGTAAATGTAGACAAGGCTTGACGACCAACAGCAGTAATAGCGCCTGTAGAAAAATAAGTTGGAGTTGCACTAGCTACTGTGTAGTTGTTAGAAACATACACATATGCAGCAGTTAATGTGGCTGTACCGCCAGTAACTGAGAATGCAGTTGCACAATCAACAAATACGTTGTCAAGGTCTGAACCAGTTGGCAGATAGAAAACTGCGCCACGATAGATAATAGTTGCGCTGTCTGCTGGAATAGTTTGAACGGTTGGGGCAGATGTTGCAGATGGTACATATACGGTACCAGCAGTGTTAGGAACACCGTTAGAGCAAACAAACACACCAGAACCACCGCCGTAGGTAGAAGTGCCTGCTACGGAGTTAGAAATATCAATATCAACGTTTTGAACTAACTGTTGGTAACCAACGTTACGCAATGGACCAAAACGATTTGTACCAGATAATACTGGACCTTCAAATGTACTACGTCCCATAATGGACTCCTTATGCAAAAGAACCTATTCCAATCGTTGCATCGTCTGCTGGGGCAGTGGCGGAATAGTAAATTACCCAGATGTTGTATTTATACACTATCCTAACAGGAATATCAAGTTTTCGAGTAGAATTTATTCATGAAAAAAAAGAACGTTACCAAGGTAAAGCCGGAAAGTTTTGCCAAGCTTCAAAAGGCAATAACGCTGTTTCAGTCACAAAACTTTAGAGAATGCGCCGTTTTATGTGACCAGCTTATTCATGAAGAGCCTAAAAACTGCGACGCCTACCATTTAATGGGTGTTATGCTGGCTCAAAAAAAGCACAATGTGCCCGCCCTAGAATACTTTACAAAGACTTTAAAGCTGCTTCCAACCCATGTGGTTGCCCTCAATAACCGAGGAAATCTGTATCAGGAGCTAAAACAGCCCGAGCTGGCGATTGAAGATTTTGATAAAGCGATTGCCATCAAGCCTGATTATGCAGAAGCCTATTACAACAAAGGTATTGTTTTGGGGTCTATCCATAAGATAGAAGAGGAAATTGAATGCTACGATACCGCCCTAAAGCACAAGCCAAACTTCCCAGAGGCATACAATAACAAAGGGATAGCCCTGCAAAAATTGCATCGCATGGAAGAGACTTTAGCCAATTACGAAGAAGGAATCAAGCAAAATCCTAAAGGGATAGAAGCTTTTTATAATAACCGTGGACTGGTTCTGCAAAATTTAATGCGGGTAGAAGAGGCTCTAGATGACTATAACAAAGCCATAGAAATTGACCCTAATCTGGCAGATTGTCGTTTTAACCGCTCTTTATGCCTATTACTGTTGGGAAAATACGACACTGCGTGGGAAGAGCATGAGTGGCGCTTTAATCGAAAAGTCTATCCAAGGCGAAATCTACCCGGCACATTATGGCTTGGCAATGAAGATATTCAAGGAAAAACCTTGTTTATTCATTCAGAACAAGGTCTTGGCGATATGCTTCAGTTCTGCCGATATACCAAATTAGCCAAAGAAAAGGGCGCAAAAGTCATTCTTGCTGTAGAAAAACCACTAATAAAGTTGCTTTCTACGTTAGAAGGTGTTGATGAAATCATTACTACAGGAGATAAGATTCCTGATTACGATTATCACATCCCTTTAATGAGCTTGCCTTATGCGTTTAGAACAACTATAGATACTATTCCACATGGTATTTACATTAAACCTGACCAAGATTTAGTGGAAAAGTTTAAGACTATGCTTTTAGATAACGGCAAAAAGAATGTAGGAATAGTCTGGAGCGGTGGTTTTAGACCTGACCAACCAGAAGTTTGGGCGGTAAATGAGCGTAGAAATATTGCTTTATCTAAGTTGTTGCCACTAAAACTTGACAATATCAACGTATATTCTTTACAAAAAGGTCAGCCAGCAGAGTCAGAGCTTGACAATTGTTTAGGTTGGAAGTCAAGGATGTGTAATCATACAAGTCATTTAAACGACTTTGCAGACACCGCAGCGTATATTTGGAACCTAGACCTAGTAATCGCAGTTGACACGTCCACGGCGCACGTAGCGGCTGCTATGGGTAAAGAAGTATGGATGATGAATCGCTTTGATACTTGTTGGCGCTGGATGATTAACCGCACCGATAGTCCATGGTATCCAACCCTTAAAATCTACAACCAGCCCAAGTTAGGTGACTGGGAATCTGTAGTAGAGTCTATCCGTCAAGACTTAATCAAGATGTAAAAAACCCCGCCTTTTGAGCGGGGTTCTCGTTGGAGCTTACTAGATTAGTAAGAACCGTATACGCCCAATGGGTCAGAGTAGCCAAATGAATAACGCTCACGAGACTTGTAACGAACGTTACCAGTATCGAAGTCGCCGTCCATGCTGTTCTGCAATGGGGTACGTACAAAGTGTTTCAAACCATTAGGTACATCAGTGGTCAAGAACCAAGCATTAGTTGCGGTCAAGAAGTGGTTAATGGTGTAACCTTCTGGAACAGAACCGTTGTTCTTAATTGCATTGATGTCGTTATTGTTTGTACCAACGCGCAATTCAGTTTCAAGCAAGCGAGTTGCAACGAACTGGAGTGCTGGTGGAACAACCAATTTACGTGGTTTAGCAGCAATCAACAGACCACGCTCATCAGTCCAAGCAGCGATTTGAATAACAGCATTTTCCAATGCAGTTTCGTTCAAGTCAGCAGGAGTAGATGGAGTGTTACCGTTTGTACCGCCATTAACCAATGGGTGTGAAGTGCTGAACAATGAAACGCCATCACCACCGGTATAAGCGGAGTTGAAACCGTTATTCAAAATTGCAGCAGCTTTAACCTGTTTGGTATAAGCCATCGCACGAGCTAAGCCTTTGGTATAGCGAGCTGACAAAGAATCGTAGAGGTTATCTTCGATTGCTTCTTCAGTTAAGCTAAAGCCAAGAGCGATAGTTTCGTGGTTGTAGCGAGCTGTCCATGCTTCTTGCGCGTTGTCATAAGCGATTGCAGAGCCTTCGCCTTTGACTGGTGCAGCGCTAAAGCCTGACAGTTTTGTTTCTTCTTCAAAAGAACGCTCAGAAGTCTCTGTTTCGTAGATTTCTTTATGTTCTTCACCGTAGCGAGCATACTCTAATCCGAACAATGCATTCAATCCGGGGAGCAACTCTTTTAGTAGTTGGGCACGAGAAATAGCCATTTATAGCTCCTTAATTATAGTGTAGCTGCTTGGGCAGTATTGCTATAGTACTCATGGATACCGAAGTTAAACTTAACGTAAACTTCTGGATATTGAGTAAATACCAAAGTGCTTGAAGCAGGAATTGTCATTGCGGATGATGCAGTACCGGTTGGGCTGTTTACTGTTACTTGAGCGCTGTTCAAAACAACTGAAGTTGCGCCAGCAGAAGCAGCAGAAGCTACCCATGAACCTGTACCAACGTATTGACCGTTAGGTGCAATATAGCCAACTTCTGTACCAACAACCAAAGCTGAAGGAAGAGCAGAAGTTACTAATGTAGTTGTACCGCTAGTATAGATAGCGGTTGTAGCTACAGCAGTATCACGTACTAAATCAACAATACGCAATGGTAAAGAAGCAGTGTTAGCAACGTTAGAAGCTAATACGCCGTTGTATGAATCACCAGTAAATGTTGAGCCAGCTAAGTCAGAACCAGCAATGTTTAAACCAATCATTGCAGTTGCAGCGGAACCGATTGGGGTAGCGCCTTGGGTCTGAACAACAGCTACTTTAAACAAAGTATCTGGGTCATCAGTAACGATAGCAAATGCATCACCAGCTAAAGTATTAGCAGGATAGTATTGGCTAAAACGTTTTTGCTTAGTAACTGGGTCTGTGTAAGAACAGCCCAAGAAAACACCTACTGTACCTTGGGAACCAGTGGTAGCACCAGCGCCTGTTGTTACAGTTGAACGTGTAATGAAACCACGTGAAATACCTACTACGTCGCCGTAAAAAATATTAGTGCCAAAGTTATACTGGATAGGAATCTGACGAGTCGAACCAGAGAAAACTTGACCACCAATAAGATTTACAGGCTTAAATCCATAAGGACCGGGGACGGTTGGATATGCCATTTAAATCTCCTAAAATTAATTTTTCGTACCTTTGCTAGTCGTAGACTTACCTTCTTTAAAGATAGGCATACGAGCATCGCTCTGGCGCATTAAATTGTTATCAACTGCCTCCGCCTGTTGTTGTGTCATTTGAGCATAATATGCAGCTTGCTGTTGACCAAACTCTTCAGGACGTTTGCAGAGTAATAAACCACCAATCTCAATATTGTCTTTAAACTGACCATCTCGACTAGCTAACAACTTGTACTTCGGTTGCTCTTCCGCCATCACTGGTTCCCATCCTTCTCTCATCTTAGATGAAAGATTTCTTGGGTCAGCTTGGTTGAGCATTGATACTCGAATCCATCTGTACTCAAATCCAGCCTGTTTGTCAGGTTCTGGTAGTAACTCCGGTGGTGCCCAAGTTTTTGGACGCTCACTGAATTCACGGTTTTCTACTTCTCTAGGCGCTTTTGTTGCCATTTTAGTTCTCCAATTTTAAAAGTTCACGGACATATTGCTCTGGGGTTAATCCCAATTTTTTCGCTAAAGCTACTTGCGTGGTAGTTAGCTTTACCTTTTTAGGGGCAGTCGACCTTGTAGCCGGAGCAACAATAGATTTCGGCTTCGCCTTAGGCTCGTCCTTTGGCTCTGCTTCAACTTCCGTTTCCTCAAAATTCTCTGGAAAACGTTTCCGCATTGTTTTGTCCAATGCAGAGTAATACTCTTCAGACCCAATCTTTACTCCTTGGCGCTTGAGCTTTTCGTGTAGCCCTAACGCTGCTGCGGTCATTTCTTCGTCTTGACCAAACCAAGGATTGTCAGCTTGCCACTCCATTACCCTATCATCAGGTGGTGGAGTTACTGGGTTATGTTGTATTTTTACATCATAATTTTCTTCTTGTAAAGTAGGTAATTTAAAATTATTTGCTTTATCAAGATTTAGGCTTGCTTTTACCATGGCTTGTTGAGCTTCTGCTAACTTTTCAGAGTCTCCCATGTCGTATGCTTCTTTGTAGGCTTTTTTCGCCATCTCCAATTGCATTTCAGAAGAGTTCTTTACTGCGCTAACATACTCTTGTTCACCTGTTGTGAGCATTTGTTTGATACGCTTATTCTCTTCCAATAGCTTTTTGGTAGCGGAAATTGCTGCCTCACGCTCCCGTTCAGCGGCTTCAGCACGACGGCGCTCGTCGTTCCAAATGCGCTTCATGGTAATGATTTTTTTCTTAGCATCCTCGCTGTATTGGTCTAATTCATTAACTTCAACTTCAAGTTTTTTGACCGTTTCTGGATTTGCTGGAATTCGATTACGGTCCTCTTCGGGTGTATCGTCTTCAATTTCTACTTCAAAATCAGTAGCTTCTGTTTCAATGTTGACTTTTGTAGCCTCCATTTCATCAGGGAACTGATATTTTTCTTGCTGTAATTCAGCCATTGTCGGCTCCTTATATAAATTTGCGGGAAATTCCGCGTGGGTCGTCCACAATTGCCTCGACACTATCATCATTTACGAGCCTGAATTCTCTGCCATGGATTACTAGGCGTGTTCCAGCATTGGGGCGTACAAGGATAAAATCCCCTTGTTTGCACCAAGGTCCGGTGGGAAAACGCTCTTTATCTGCGTAACAATCAGGTCCTAGGGATACTACAAATAGGACTGTTGTGAGAACTTCGTCATTTTTAAGGGTGACGTCTGCTTTGGCTATGCCGCTGTCAAATTCTTTTTCCGCCTCTGGAATGGCGCATAGTATGCGATATCCTTGGGGTTTTGGTAATTGACTGGCTTTTTCTTGCTGGCTCTTGTCGAGTACTGCTGATAAATCTACTGCTTTATTTAAATCTAAGTCATTCATCGTCGGAATGCTCCATTCTTAATTTGAGGTCTAATGCGTACTGCCTTGCTGTGAGAAGACCTCTTATCTCACCACAAACTTTTTGATAACTGGCAAAATCCTGTGAATTACCGCCTGATATCCATTCTTTTAACTGCGCTACTTTGCTATCTAGTTCGTCTATTAGCACTTCAAACGCGTCCATTACTCACCTTTCTGTGTTGGTTCCTTCATTGCTTCGTTCATTTGTTTATCTTTGTGCAGCGCAACATTAGTCAACAGTTGTTTGTTCTGTAACTCATGTGCTTTGCCTTTTTCAGAGATATGTTTCACCATATCAATTCCCATCTTCATCTTTTCTACTGTTTCAGCAGATTCTCTTTGGGACTGTGATTTAGCTGCTTCCATGGCTGTTTGTGCAGCAATGCGGGCACGCTCGACCTTAATCTGCTCCATCTTAAGATTGGCATCTGTCTGGTCTTTTTGGGCTTTGCGTTGTTGCTCTGCCTGTTTAATCTGCAACTCTTGTTGTTGCATTTGAACCAACGGGTCTTGGGCTTGCTGCTGGGCTTGTTGCTGTGCAGCTTGCGCCATATTCTGTTGGAGCAATCGTTGGGAAGCCTGTGCCAATAATGGTGCTAGGCGGGCTTCGACTTCTGGGTCCATATGGACATCATCACCAGACTCATCTTGTTGGGCTGGCAAGGACATACCGAGTTGTTTTTCAATCTCAACACGATATTGGAATCCAAGGTGTTCGTTAATATGCGCCATCATTGCTGACTGCAAAGCCTGCGCCATAGGGTTACCTTGTAACAACTGAATAATTTTCGGGTCTTTCATAGCCGCCATATGGACTGTGATATGGGCGGTGTGGTCTTGATACTGGAAAGCCTTGGCGGGCTTCATCATCAAGATATCCTGATTTTCTGTTACAGGGTCTTTTGGTCTCATATCCTCAGGTAGTGGAATGAGCTTATGGGCATTCTTAATACTCAATACATCGAGCATCTGACGATATAGTAAAGGCATATTAAACAGGTTTGGCGACTGGGCAGCCAACTGCATTACCGCCTGATACTGGACAATCTTTTGCGCCATGGTAGAGGCGTTAGGGTCAGATACCGGAATGACATCTACGTTGTGATAATCAGATTTGCGGGCTTTACGACTGCCTTCTTCTGGCTCATAGTCGTATTCTGCAGGAGCATTGTCCGCAATAATCTTTTTGAGTAACTTCAGTTCTTGTTTTAAGCTGTAGTGGATACGAGCTTGTACTGCGGACATAACCTTAAGTGTACGTTCCAAGATAGCCAGAGTAGTTCCGACAGGTGCGGCTGCCGACATATCTGAGATTTGTAAGTCTGCTGTGTTTGCAAAGCGACGTCCTTCCTCAACGATTTGATTTAACAAAGCCATCAATACTTGGCTTGGCTCTTTGTATGGAAGCGGCATGATGTTGTCACGCATCACTCCAGACGGCACATCCACATCGCGGAATTCGCCCGGTGCTATCGGTGTGTCGTCTCCTTTAACACGCAAGCCACGGGTCTTAAAGCCACCCGGCAAGTTTGCGAGGGAGCCTGCGTCAACAAGTTGGCGGATAAGGGAAGTACCAGATTTAGCATAAGCACCGATAAGATGGATAAGACCAAAACAGTAAAAGCCAAAACCGGGAATATACCCATAGTGTACGAAGTGTTGCTGTTTTTGATGTTTTTTGTCATTTTGTTCCCAATTTCTGCGAATTGATAAGACGGTGTTGCTGCCTTTTTCAATGGTGACAATGTAAGGTAGGGCAATTCCTGTTGGCTCTCCGTTTTCGTCTGTATGCTCGTAACCTTCTAGGTCTAGGTTGACGTGCATCTCTAAAACTTTGAAACGGTCATCAGAAGTAGCTCTAAATCCTAGCTTTTCTGCAATCTTTTTCTCTACTTCATCCAGTACATTGACTGGCTCGCCCAAATCTATGTCACGATAGAACCCTGAAACCTGTAATGCCCGCATTTCATTCTCAGTTTTGCGCATGACGTGGGTTACACGGTCAGCAGACTCTAGGCTAGAGGCGCCATAAGGCACAACCATGTCTTCTGCTGGGACGTACATAGAGACTTGGCGTCCTAATTGTGCATCTTCATAGACTTTTTTGAACGCATTACCCGCTAAACCCAAGCCCCACAGCATTCTTTCTGTTTCTGGGCGGTATTCTTGCATCACTTCGGTCAATTCGTAGTTCATATCTTCTTGAACACGCTCTGCCGCAGCCTTTTTCTCTGGAGTTTCCTTGCCAATGACTAGGGTTTTTACTGGACCAGACGCTGGAAATATGGACATCATGGTTTCTGCTTGGAATTTCACCAAAGCTTCAGAGAGTAATGGGTGATAAACACCGCAAGCACCTTCCCATGGCTCGCTACGCTCTTCAATCTTTAAGCCTAATAGCTCTAAACCGTCCACATAAGTCTGAATCCA